CTAGTCATGTTTTTTAAATTGGTTTAGATTTAACGGATTCAACCTTACCGCATCTTCAAAGTGATCAGGTGCAAAGTGTGCGTAGCGCATGGTCATTTTGATATCGGTGTGGCCGAGTATTTTTTGTAAAACTAAAATATTGCCACCATTCATCATAAAATGGCTGGCAAAAGTGTGGCGTAATACATGAGTTAGTTGTCGATCTGGTAATTCTATTCCTGCACGATCGATTGCTGAACGGAACGCCGAGTAACAGGGGGTAAATAAGCTACCATTCTTTTTGGGAATTTCGTTAAAGAGTTTATCACTAATTGGAATGGTTCGATTACGTTTGCCTTTGGTGTTAATGTAGGTGATTTTACCATCTTTTACTTGAGCACCTTTTAGGCTTTCGGCTTCGCTCCACCTTGCTCCTGTTGCTAGGCAAATTTTAACAATAATGGTTAAATCGGTAGCGGTGCTTTGCTCACAAGATGACAGGAGTTCATGAATTTGCTCTTTTGTAAGATAAGCCATTTCTTGCTCATCTGTTTTAAATGGGCGTATTCTTTCAAGCGGATTGCTATGTTGCCACTCCCCTAGCCGAATTAACTCATTAAACATGGCTTTAAAATAAGTTAATTCAAGATTCATTGTACGTGGGGTAACATTCTTTATCCTATCTGTTCGAAATATCTCACCATCAATACGCTTTTGACGATAATTAGTAAACTGTTTAGCTGTAAAATGAGTAGCTAATGGATTATCAATGCATTCACAAGCAAATAACATCGCTTTTAGGCGTGTTTGACCGTCTTTAAGCGTTTGCCCATGTAATGAATACCAACTGTTAATTAAATCTGATAAATGGCGTTTATCAATCTTTTCACCTAACCAAGGCTTTTCGTTGGTTTGCTCTTCTAAATAATTTTCGTAAGCTAATGCCTCGCCTTTGGTCGCAAAGGTCTTACGAACTCTACGACCGCCCTCAAGGTATTTTTCGAATAGCCATTTATTACCATTTTTACGAATTGACATAATTTACCTGGAGTTATTTACCAATCGTAAAATTGTATTATGCCTAAGCAACCTTTCTTTTTTGTTATTAACAGCTTCAGCCGCTGCTAATTTATATTCATCAGCAGGATTTAAAGCAAATATATTTAAATTTTCTTCTAATTTCTCAACAGCTATATCATCAAGATTAGCAGTTGCTAATGCTATTATTAATGAAAAAATATTTGCTTTTTTAAACCAAAAATTATCGAGTTTCATTTTTAATATAAGGTTCGCTCTTTCTTCAAATACATCAACAAGCTCATCTTTTTTATCAAAGTTAATACTAAGCTCATCCAATGCCAAGAAGCTTTTTTCATTACGATTAAAAAATGAAAATAGATAAGTAGACATTAAATTAAGCACATGCATCAAATGAACTTTTCTTTGTATGTCCATAGCTGTATATATCTTTTTATTGCTAATCAATCGTTGAAATGCTTTTACTTTTTTTGTATTCGCCCAGACATAAAAAGATTCAGGTATATTCGGATCCTCTTTAAAATCGGAATATTCCCCTCCTTCATCGTCAGTTAGCTTTCTATTTATATCTATTGAACTACATAACAATCTGGCAACTAATAGAAACTCTGATGTAGAATATTCTGAGGCTAATTTTTCTATAGTTGTTAATGAATTTGATGTTCTATTAATCCGCTGAAAAATTTCCTTAACTTTAGGATCATCATTTTCTAGGTCTAACTCTATCAATGCTATTTCATATTTAAAAAAATCATTTTTTTCGTCTGGAGATAATTCGCTAAAATATCTATTTTTAACAGGGAATTCATTTCTAATGAATTTTAAAATGGCATTTGTTCTTTGCTGTCCATCTACAATGCATGATATTGTTGCCATTTTTTCAACATCAATTTTCCCTTTAGATATAAAAATTTGGGGAAATGGAAACCCTAAAAGAATTGTTTCAATAAAATCTCTATTATGCACATCTCGCCAAACTAAATTTCTTTGAAAATACGCATCTAAAATATATCTACCCGCCATAACTTCATTTATATAATTTAACAGGCTAACTGACCTAACTTTATATTGAAGGCTATTCATATTTTCCTCACTCACTAATTATTGGTAAATCTGCATCCAAAGCAAACTGCTCCGTTTTCCTATAAAAATCAACAATTGATTTCTGCTGATAATTAAACATCATTTCAGATAAAAAAATACCTGCATTTATTTTTGCAAAGTGCATGGTATATTTATTCGATATAGAACCAAAGAAAGTAAACCAATCTGTCTTCAAAGGTATATCTGGCATAAAATCAGGTCGTAGCCACCCCTTAGATAAATAAGACATATATGATTTTTTATTATCACGTTTTTTAAAATAAGTATTTTGTAGTCCTTCTGAATCTAGTAAAGATTTTTCCAGATAGAAATTAAACAAACTCGAACTAATTATAGCTATATCCAGATCAGACCTTATTGCGTCAAATTTTTTTGACTTATAGTAACTATAGCCTGTCTTACCCGAACCGCATAATTGAATAGAAGTTATGGGAATCTTGAAATGCTCACTTATAAGCTTATAAATGACATATTGCAGATCCTCTTTACCCCTAAAAACATAAGAATTATAAATAAGATAAATTTTTTCGGCTATTTCTTGAGGAGATAATTTATCTATATCGTTCTTCAAACAATCAGAATAAAGCTTCATACAATTTATTTCCCATTCTTTTTTCTCAAATTAATCTACTCTTTAACTCACTAAATTCTTAATCGGTTATTACGCCTTTTTCTTTTAGGTTTCCCAAACATTCCTGTTTTTCAAAAAATTGTTAGATAAATCTTTTTTAAATCACTCCCCCAATAACATCTCACCAGTTTCTAAAAAGTTTAAGAAGTCGCTTTCATTCATGATGCTAATTCCCATTCCTTGTGCTTTTTCAATTTTTTTGATGCTTGCGTTATAGCCAACACAGAGTAATTGCAGGTTTAAGGTTACGCTTTGTCGGACAGTTAATTTTTTTTCTTCTGCCAATTTAATTAAGCGTTCTTTGTCGGCTTTTCTAAAGCCTGTGAAGTGAATGTTAAATGTATTAAATGCAGCAGATTTACTTTGCAAGCGTGGAATAGTTGATTCTAAAACATCAATGGCATGATCTAAATTATCGGCAAGATCATATAAATTAGCATCCAGTTCATTATCAAATTTTGCAATTATTCGATCTTTTCGATACGTTCTAAATTGCCCATTGTCACCGTTTGTTATATTTATACCTTGAATATATTTTTCATCTTGCCGAATGTATTGGACAACATGAATTAAAAATTCTTTTCTTACATTGATATATGCAAATATTAATTTACCGCTCATCCTTTCCCATCCTATTGTTTTTAGTTTAGATTCAAAATTATCTTTTAAATATCGATCACGTTCTTTAGCTTTTTTCTCTTTTTCTTCTTCTGCTGTTGGAGGTGTGTAAGAAATGCTTCTGACTGGATTCTGTTTTTTTTCTTTTTTTGCTTCTGCTTTAATTGCTTTTTTGGCTTTAGCTTTAGCTCTGGCTTTTAAAATTTTTTCAGGTGAACTTTTAGACATCTTGTTGTTTTTTTGTTTAACATGAGAATCTAGATGTTGTTCTATTATTTCTTTTTGATTGTTATCTTTTTCTACTTGTTTGGAATTTGTAACATTAACAAGAGAAACTTCTTTTTTGGATGATATTAACTTGAATAAAATAAAACGTATTGCTACGAAAAGAGTAAATATTATTGAGGAAAAAAAAGAGATAACAATTGCAAATGATGATGACAAAAATAACACTTCATTCTGATCTTTATCAATAGATACAGCCAAAAGAATTGATATGCAAAAAATTAAAAAACTAATGCCACTAAATTTTAAAACTACTTTGTTGGTGCTTGTTATTAATTTTTTTACGGTCAAAAACAGAAAAGATACTAAAAACCCTAAAGCTGAAAAGAAAAATAAAACGACAATAAAAAGACCTAATATTATAGATTTTTCGTCGTAATTAGTTGCCAATGAAATAGAAGAAACAAATGCAAAAAAACAAACAATCATAAATAAAAATAATACTTTATTTGAACATAGATGATTGTTTGTCATCTTTTAATCTCCTATCAAATCAATTTAGCCTTTAATGCATTAAATTCTTGCTCAGTGATTGCACCTTCTTTTTTGAGCGCAGCTAGTCGTTCCAATTTTTCCAACGTATCATCAGAAAGAATTGTTTCTTTTGATTGTTGTTCAGTTGGTAAAAATTCACCTTCACCATTAGCTAACCATTCTAATGAAGCTCCTGTTTCAGCCATGCAACGCACTACTATATCTGACGGGAACTGATCCCTTTTATAGCGTTGAACAAGACTTGCAGAAGATATATTCAAATGATTAGCCAACATTAATTTAGTTTTAAAACCATAAGCTTTTAAAACTCTGTCTAAAACATCTGCGCCACCAGTATCAAAATTGATTTTCACAACTTAATCACCCAATTAGTATTTAACTCAAAAAATTAATAAAATCCTATTTACATTTATTTAATGTTAATTTATTATTAACTAAATCCTAATTTTATTATATATAAACACATATAAACACCTAACTAGGAATAATGCACTATGACGCCAAGAATATCAATAGCTATTTCAGCGCCTTATGTCACTGTTGATGAATTTGCCCGTGTATCAGGCATGAATCCTCGCACAGTAAAAAAATATATTAGTGAAGGCAAGCTTCCTATCCGTAAAAAGCAAATCACAGGCAAGTACGACCGCTCTACAACTTTTATCAATATGGTGGCTTTAACCCTTGAGGGAGCTAAAGCCTTTAATCCTGAATTAAATATCAAAGAGGAATAAACAATGAGCTACGCAGTCTATTTAAGCCCAAAATGCGCCGGCGTTTCGAAAACAATTTATATCAAAATCAATCAACATAACCAGAAAGGCTGGGTTGAGAAGTCGAACGGGCAAGTAATTAAGTTGCATAAAAAGTTAATGGCTAATTAAGTGAGTCTAGGCGCACTTAATCCTAGACATTGCGAGGGGTTACATGAACACAATGCAAAATAATCAAACTATAGAACCACGCAGTCTATTGCGTGAGTTTCACCAAATATTAAGCAATCAGCGCAGTTTAGCCCGTTCTGCTTTTAACAATTTAAATTCTGGGCAAAAGCGTTTACTGCTGAACGCATCAGGCATCGAACCACGCACTACAACGATTTATAACGTGGATAGTCAATTTACTCATGCGTGGGAAATGAATTACGACAACCTGACAGATAACGAAATTGACGATCTGAAAAAAGGTTTACGCAGGTTGCAAGCAATTATTGATGCATTCGCATTATGTGAAGAAGAAGATTTTAAAAAAGAAACTAAAAAGGTGGCATAAATGGACATGAAAACAGAGGCGACGCCGGAGTTAACACGTCAATTACTCGTAACAATTAATAACGCAAAACGTGATCTACGCCAAGGACTGTGTGACGTTTTTACAACAAAGTTAGAGCGATTAGCGGCGCATATTCGAACTGAACAACTAACTGCTGCCGAAACGGCTGAATTGCTACGTGATGAAGCGGAGTTTTTACGTGAGCAAATGAGGGAGGAGATCTAATGGCAGATTTAGCAGATATAGCACAAGCACACATTGAAACAGTTGCCGCCGCGGCTGTGAAAAATGCAAGTGCAAAGGTTTACACCGGCAAATCATCACTTTATTGCTGTGAATGCGGTGAACCAATACCGGAGGCAAGACGTGACGCCGTGCCGGGTTGTAGTTTGTGTGTTTATTGTCAGCAAAAAGAAGAACACGAGGTAAAGCATGGGGTTAGTAAATAAATTGCGATCCGCCATGGGTTATACCCCGCAGCACGTCCGCATACTTGCGGAACTGCAAAAACTTGCGGATCACTTTGAAAAATCTTGGTGTTTGCAGCGTGAAACACCGCTACTTAAAACAAAAAATAAAGGAGAAAAACAGATGCTTTGTGAATTTGAAAATAAATCTTGCAAAACAATTAAAGTTATAAATGTAGATGATTATCAGTTTGAGTTAATTGTGGGTTATGGCGTGCGAGTAATGAGCATCTCTAAAGAGCAAGTAAAAGAATTAAAGTGTGCAACAATCTTTGCTATAGCGCACGGTAGCGATGCGATTGTTTGTGAAGCAGTCGGTTTATATGATTCCGCGGTTGATAACTTCACAGATGTTCTTGAGTTTGAAATCAAAGAAGACGAAGCAGAATAAATCCATTAATCAATAATCAATCGGGGCAATTGGCCCCAAATCTTTTAAGGCTCAAAAAATGTGTGTGGAAAAGTCTTTTTTGAAATGGGTCGGCGGTAAGGGTCGACTTATCCCTCAATTATTACCTCACTTGCCAGACGGCCAGCGGCTAATAGAGCCGTTTGTTGGGGCGGGTAATGTGTTTATCAATACAAATTATAATAGCTATATATTAGCTGATAAAAACCGTGATTTAATTAACGTTTATCGTTGGTTACGTGATGACTTAGTCAGATTAGTAAATACCGCTCAATCACTATTTGATAGTGACGTTGATTTTTATGAAGTTCGCTACCGTTTTAATTGCAATATAACGCAACCATTTGCGTTAGAACGTGCTGCTGAATTTATCTATTTAAATCGTCATTGCTTTAACGGTGTTTGCCGTTATAACCAAAAAGGCGAATTTAATGTGCCGCACGGCAAATATAAAAAGGTTCGCTTCCCAAAAGCTGAACTAATCGAATTCAGCAGCAAACTGAACTCTGTCCCGGTTACATTAATGGCGGCAGACTTTAGGGCTGCGATCGAAATGGCCGAAGCGGGCGACGTTATTTATTGCGATCCGCCATACATTTCGGGCACTAAAAACGATATTTTCACCGGCTACACCCCCCACAAATTCAATTACCCAGTCACGAAGTTATTGCGTGATTTACTGGTTCACGCTGTCAGGCGCGGAGCAACTGCAATCGTATCAAACAGTAACAACACAATAGTAAAAGGTATTTTTAGTGATTTCGAAATCTACGAAATCGACGCACCGCGGTCGGTTGCGGCAAATGGCAATCGAAAGTCTGCAAAAGAGATCATTGGTGCGTTAACGCCAGATATGATTTAGAGGCTAGATAATGAAATTACATAACTTAAAAATTCAAACAGAACATTTTGAAGCGATTTTAGCGGGAAGGAAAACGGCAGAATTACGTATCAACGATCGTAATTATAGTGTTGGTGATGCGTTATGTTTACATGAGTTTGCTAATGGTAATTATACATGCCGCAAAATTACTCGATATATTTCTCACGTATTAGAAGATGAAACGTATCTACAGAAAGGCTATGTAATGCTTAGCCTTGCTAAAGACAATAAGTTGATACTGATACAAGAATAATAACATGACATCAATCACGCAAAACCTACCATCAATCAGTAACAAGGCTAAATATGCCTTGCTTTCTGATATGCGTGATTATTATGAAAAAGTTGGGAAATTCTTACCTAATAAAGAAGTTATCAGAACGCCAGTTAATCCACATGAATTATCACCAAAAATGCCTAATGGGCTTTCATATAATGAAATAAAATTATGGCAAGTAGATACCGAAGATCATAATTTTAGGGCTAATTATTTTTCTGGTTTGCCAGACTTTTTAAGTAGCTATTTTGCAAATGAATACATCAAACTATTTCGAACAAAAAGCCGAAAATCCGCCAATACATTTTTGCGTAAAACACTTGGCGGTAATATTAAATCAAGGCTTGATTTGGTTAATAAACAATATGAATTTATTAAACCAAGCGCACTATCTATTAACTTTTCTGCTGAGTTTGAGAGCTTGCCTACATTTGGCAGAGAGCGAATTGCTGAGCTTGGTGTCCAAATAGCCCGTTACATAGATAAACTTATACAACAATTATTAGCTGATCATGAGTTTTGTTTATCTGCCAATGAGGTTAATCAGCTTGGGCTTGAGTATCAACTTTATAAATCTGTTTTAAATGAACTAGACGGCATCAATATCGTACCGCCCTACTTTGCCGATTATAAAAATGGAAAGTTAACCAATGAAAATATTGTCAGAGCGTTGGCAAAATTAACCAATGAGGATTGGTGGTATAACAAGTTAAAAATTCGTCGAGATTTCCAGCATGAACATTTGGCTATTGCCGTTGGGCAAGTACAAAAGAAAGCTACCGCCTATGCCAGTCAATCTTGCCAATCAGAATGGAAAGAACAAAAGCGACGCAATAAAAAATATTTAGAACAAATGGCAATTGAAAATGAAGAAACTGGCGAACAAATAGCACTTGATTTGCAGGTATATAAATCTATTTCCAATCCAGCTATTCGTCGTGCTGAGCTAATGACCCGCATGAGGGGCTTTGAAGATTTGGCTGATGAAATGGGTTATACCGGTGCATTTATTACATTAACCGCCCCTTCAAAATACCATAGTGCCTACTCAAAAGGCGGATTTGTCAAAAATTGGCAAGGTAATAATCCACGTGAAACCCAAGCCTATTTGTGTAAAGTATGGTCAAGGATTCGAGCAAAGCTTAATCGTGAGGATATTAAGTTTTTTGGCTTCCGTGTTGCAGAACCTCATCACGACGGCACACCGCATTGGCATATTTTAGTTTTTATGCGTCCCGAAGATTTACAAACAGCTTTTAAAGTAATGTGGATCTATGCTATGGATGAAGACGGGCAAGAAAAGGGAGCTGCCAAAAATCGCTTTGAATTTACCCTGATTGATAAAAAGACAGGTTCGGCCACGGGTTATATCGCTAAATATATTTCTAAAAATATTGATGGTTATGCGTTGGATAATGAAGTAGATGATGAAACTGGCGAAAACTTAAAAGAAACAGCCAAAGCGGTAACTGCCTGGGCAAGCCGCTGGAAGATCCGCCAATTTCAACAATTAGGCGGTGCACCTGTTACCGTTTGGCGAGAGCTACGCAGATTAAGAAATCAAAAAGTAGAAGATAAAATTATTGATCCTGTTTTAGCATCCGCAGATGTTGGCGACTGGGCAGCATATACAAGCCACCAAGGTGGTCCTATGGTTTTGCGTAAAGATTTAAAAGTTAGGCTATCTTATGAAGAAGAACTAAATCAATATGAAGAAACTATTAAAAAAATAAAAGGTGTATTTTCACCGCTGTCAGGGCTAGCTTCGTTTATTTGCACCAGACTGATTAAGTGGAAAATAGTTAAAAAAGAAAAACCAAACAAGGACCTTGACCTTAAAAAACGTGCGGCACGCACGCCTTGCTAAAAAATTACTGTATAAATATACTGTATATAAAAACAGTAAGGTATTAGAAATGGACGAATTAGAGAAAGCAAAAAAAGTAGAGAGAGCTGAATTACTTATCCGTGTTGTAACAGAGTCTGAACATCTAACAGAGCGTGATAAAGATATCACACTGTTTTGGATTCGTGATTTATTGGAACCTTTAAAAGAGAGCTTTTTAAAAACAACATCAAAAGAAAATTTATAAAATTTTTTACTGCACGTCTACACTGCACGAAAACGAAAGATCTAAAAAGGATCACGGATCACTAAAGCCCTTATACTAGGGCTTCTTTTGTGATGTTTGCAACTTTGCACAATTTCACACACTTTTAATGCGATGGTGACGTGGGGTTTAAATATCGCAATTTTACTTTTAGCCTTTATATCATCATCAAAAATCAACAACAACCTGTCTAAAACGCTCATAGTGAAGAGATTTTAAAATCTGTGAACAGCTATGTGTAGAATAAAAATCGCTTCTCTATATGCTTTACAGCTAAAATTAAATTTTCAAATATTACATTTAGTTAGCTGAATGTTTATATATGCTAATAACAAAAAAAGCCCCTTTCGGGACTTTCATTTGATTATGTGATTAAGTCAAGCTACATTTAATTCAAGACGTTTACCCAAAGCAGACAATGCTTTACTGATCGTATCGATTTTTGTTGCATGCTCTAAATTAACAATACGTTGCACTTCTTGAGGTTTTACGTGAATACGTTTTGCTAGCTCGACGTTAGAAATATTCTGTTCAACCATTTCATTAAGTAAAAGCACTTTGGCAAAAATACTCACGGGTAATTCAATTAAATATTCTCCTTTTTTAGCCTTACTTGGTAATGGAACGGTACGATGATCTTCAAAATAAAAATCCATACTTGTTACTAATGCATCTTGAGCCATATCTAACGCATCTTGCAAATCATCACCACAAGTAATTGCTTCAGGAATATCCCTAAATGTTACTGTATAGCCATCATCTTCTTTAGTTAGTTTTGCAGGATAAAACATAATAACCTCTTTTAAAGAAAAGCCCCCTCACGAGGGCTTTAGTTATTTTAGATTTAGTTGCCTTTTGATTGCTATCATTGTACCGTTTTTTAACTCCTTGCTAGGATGTCTTGGCATTGTTGATTGCTTTCCGTTGTAATAAAGTTTCAGGTGATTACTTCCTTGCTTTACTTCAACACCTTGAGCAACTAACCATCTTAAAAACTCACTTTGTTTCATTATTGCTCCGTGCTGTTTTAAGACAGTTAAATAATAAACAAAAATGTTTATTATTTCAATCTAGAAATAAACATTTTTGTTTATTTTTATTCAAGCAGGTATGGATTAAATTTAACTACCTCCTCACCCATCCAATCATTAAGCTGTAAAAATCTATCTTGTAACGGTTTGATTTCATTACGAGCAAATACTTTAGAGGCTTTTTCTGGATCACCAAATCCACCCGTATTTTTTGGTGTTATGCCCATTAATGATGGTGGCACTCGGTGTGCTGTTAAGATATCATCTTGGCTTACTGATTTGATGTCTGCAAAATTATCTTTAGCTGCCACTTCTCCAACGGGTATCAGTTTTAATCCATCTGGCTTACCGTTTGGTGAGTACATGAGCAAATTGCGGAAGTTGCCGGGTCCACGGCTGCTTTGCAATGCTTTCTTTAATTCTTCAATATCTTTTTCATTATGGGATGGATTAGATAAATATAAAATAAACCCTGCATGCGAACCATTTTTATAATAACGTTGACGGAATACGGTAGCCGAGTTATCAAGCCAAACCGAATTAATGGCGGCTAAATATTCGGGTAATCCGTAAATTTCTTGGTTAATATCGGGCGCAAGCATATGCCACACCGACCCTTTTTTGAATTTATGCTCTTCCCAATACTTATCAATATACCAATATTCGTTCTTGACTATTCCACGACGGGTATATTTTGCTAATGTTGGCTTTAGTCCGTCGGTTTGCCTTAGCATATTGGCCCGTTTTTCGAGATAGCAATTACCTAATATTAAAAAATCATTAGCGATTCGCTCAAATGCTTGACGTGATAAGTATTTATGCGGAATAAATGTACTGGTTAAGATATTTCGTTTTACATAAATCGGGCTGCTATGATATGACGATGAACTAAAGGTATTGGCTAGCGTATCTAAATTAACTGGCGGCTCATACCAATTGCCGCACGGGGTGCATTGTAAATAATTTAATAAGTCTTTTGCATCGGCTAAAGGCTCACGATCGCCAAACGTAAAACATTCTATCTTTTCATCTTGTTGTGTAAATTCTGTCATGACTAAAATACTCCCATAAATCCGCTGTTGCTGTTTGCTCCGCTAATACTTTCTAGCGGCTCGTTATAAATTGCGTGCATGGTTGCCCAAGCAATATCGGCATGTGAAACCTCATCATTGCGATCAGCCACATAAGTGACATAACGCTGGCTAGCTGTTAATGTTTTACGAATAGCCATAAACGATTGGGCCAAATCCGCCCATCCAGCATCAAATTCCAATCGTTGTCGTCTGATGACATCTTGCATTTTGAGGATTAAACGTTGTTTGACTTCAATTGAATATTTAAATGCCACTACAGCAGGATAAAATTGCTTAACTAGTTGATAAACACCCTCGCCTAACCCAGTAGCATCAATACCGATGTAGGTGACGTTATATCTTTCAGTCATTTTTCGAATAGCATCGGCTTGTGTGGCAAAGTCCATCCCCGTCCATTGATGCTTTTCAATGACTCGGAATTTACCACCTTCAACCATCGGCGGTGAAACAACTGCACACCCCGCACTATCCCCTGTGTGTGACGGATCATAGCCGAACCATACTGGTCGCTCGCCAAGTGGCCGCACGGCAAATGGTTTATAATCATCCCAAATATCCCAAGAATCGACCATACACGGTTGTAAACTGGATAACGGAAACACTGATGATGAATCATCAATAAAATTACATAAAAATAAATTAGCGAACTCATCAGGACTATATTCAAGCTTAAGTTGATTAATATCAAATAAATCAAATCCCAATTGCTCGGCATCTTCAATCGTAACAATCTGCCGCCATTGCCCATCGGCACATAATTTGCCACCTTTTAATGCTTGATGTGAAATATCAACGTTAATACGTTGCTCTTTTCTACGTCCTTTATTAAATAGCTCCCCAGTCCAAAACTTATATGCTTCATGATTAATGCTAGACGGCGTTGAGAAGTAAGTTTGTCGCCAACGTTTTTGGCTCGACATGCCAGAGGCAACTTTACGCAGTTCTAAAAATTTATTAATCCAAAAATACTCATCCAAATATAAATTACCATGATAGCTTTGTGCCGTTTTAGAGTTGGTACCTAAAAAGTAAAGGCGGGCATCATTATGTGGAAAGTGGATAACTTCGCCTTTCAGATCCATATCTATACCGTGGAAAAAATCGATAATATATTGCCGAAATTGAAAAGCTTGGGATTTTGAGGCGGATAAAAATATCTGATTACGCCCAGTATTCACTGCATCAACCGCACCCTCACGAGCAAAAAACATAGTTGCCCCAATTTGGCGTGATTTGTTAATGTTTCTTATGCGGTTTTGTAAACCAGCCCGATACCAAACTTTCTGATGCTCATATAAGCCATCATGAAATAGTTCGTTAATTTTTTCGATTTGCTCATCAGTTAAAAGATTGGTTTTAGGCTTTTTCTTCGGCTTGGCATTACGATTGGCAATATTTGGGTTTAAATCAACTTCATTACCGCCATTTTGATATTTTTCAATTCTGGCCGTACGTTCTAACTGACGGCTAAGTAAATCAATTTCTTTAAAATCTTTACCTTCCTTATTTGGTTTTATTACAAGATGGATTAATTGCGCTTCAAGAACGCCATTAACCCTACCCAATACGGATGATTCATCCCACTTATCACGCCGTTTCCAGCTATGAATAGTATTAATATTTTCATTCAATAGTTCAGAAATACGACTAATACGATACCCTGCCCAATACAGCGATCTAGCAACTTTTCTTGGGTCGGTATTATCACTAATTAAATGATCTAATAAATTGACGTTTACCATGTGTTCTCCTTTAGTAACGCCAATTTACCTATCATTTTTATTTTTTTATGTTTGTTCAGGTTGTAAAACTCTAATTTACAAGTTGCCCCAATTGCTCTCTTTCGTTTGTCAATTCAACATAAGGCAAAAACAATCAGCTAAGGATTACAACAATGGGGACAGACGTTAAGAAGTCAAAAAAAATTAAATCAAAATGGTTTCGTGTTGCGGTAGAAGGTGCCACCACCGACGGCCGTAAGATCCAAAAAGAATGGATCGAGCAAATGGCAGAAAATTATGATCGTGATGTTTATGGTGCACGCATCAATTTAGAACATATCAAAGGTTATTCACCTGATAGCCAATTTAAACGCTATGGCGATGTATTAGCATTACGAGCCGAAGAAATCAAAACCGGTCCATTAGCAGGAAAGCTAGCATTACTTGCACAAATTGAACCAACTGATGAACTCATTGAGCTTAATAAAGCTAAGCAAAAAGTTTATACCTCTATTGAAGTTAATGCCGAATTTGCTGACACAGGCAAAGCTTACCTTGTTGGTCTTGCTGTCACTGACGACCCTGCAAGCCTTGGTACCGAATTTTTAGAGTTCAGTGCAAAAGCAAGCGTTAACCCGTTAGCTAGCCGTAAACAATCACCCAATAACCTTTTCACCGTTGCCGAAGAAACAGTGATCGACTTTGAAGAGGTGGATCCCCAAAGTGATACCGCTTTTAGTGCCATGTTGGATCGTCTAACTGGCTTATTCAAAACCAAATCAGAAAAAGACTCAACCAAATTTGTACAACTTGGTGAGATTATCGAACAGTTCGCCACAGCAACAACTGATCGCTTTACGGAAATGGAAGCCAAAATTGTTGAACTAACTAACGAGCTAAGTGATGTCAAAAAACAAAATACCGAACTTGTCGAGCTATTAAGTGAATTGCCAGATTCGCCTGATCGCCCTCTTTCTACTGGTGGCTCGATCGACGTTGAAACAGACTGCTAAACAGTTGATTAAAGAACAAAACAGATTAACTAAATTGGGAAATCAATAATGAGAAATGAAACAAGAAAGCTATTTAACGGATTCAAACACCGCATTGCACAGCTTAACGGCATTGATAATGCCAGTGAAAGTTTTGCTGTCGATCCAACCGTAAACCAAACATTAGAAAAACGGACACAACAATCATCCGAATTTTTAAGCAAAATCAATTTTGAATTTGTTGATGCCCAAGAAGGTGAAAAAGTTGGCGTTGGTGTAACAGGCACAACAGCCAGCACAACCGATACCACAGCACAAGATCGGGAAGCGGTAGATATTTCCGACCTTAACAAGTTTAACTATCGTTGTGAACAAACTAACTACGATACATCAATCCGTTATGCAAAATTAGACGCATGGCGTCATAAAAAGAACTTCCAAACTATTTTACGTGATGCCCTAATTAAACAAAAAGCATTAGATCGGATGATGATTGGTTTTAACGGCACAAGCCGTGCAGTAACATCCAATCGAACCGCTAACCCATTATTGCAAGATGTCAACAAAGGCTGGTTGCAACATTACCGTGAAGATGCGCCAGAAAGAGTAATGAATGAAGGCACAGTAAAACCGGGTAAAATTATTGTCGCTAACAGCGGTGGTGATTATAAAAATTTGGACGCACTCGTCTATGATGCGGTTGAAAATTTAATTGATCCCGTCTTTTCAGATGATACCGGTCTAGTTGTTATCTGTGGTCGTGGACTGCTTCATGATAAGTACTTCCCGATCGCTAACGACGCCGATAAAAACACCGAAAAAGTAGCAGGTCAAATTTTACTGGCTAAAAAATCAATCGGTGAATTACCTGCGTATCGTGTGCCGTATTTCCCTAAAGGTGCCATGCTTATTACCACATTTAGCAATTTGGCCATCTATATTCAAAATGGAACCGCTCGCCGTCAAATTATTGACAACCCGAAACGTGATCGTATTGAAGATTACCAATCTGCCAACGAGGCGTTTGTCGTAGAGCGTTACGAAGCAGGCTGTTTAATTGAAAACATCGAGGTTCGATAACATGGCATCACCAGCTCAAAAATTTTTACAGAAACATTACGCTCAAAAAGAGCGTAATACCAACGATATAAAAACAACCAATGCTTATGAAATGATGCTGGCCAAGCTCAATAATGATCGCCTTCGTTTGAAAAAATTTCAATCAACAGAAGCAAAAATTGAGCTAAAAAAAGTGCTTATTCCTGAATATATGGATTGGATTAACGGCGTGCTTGAGTCTGATAATGCTCAGCAAGATGATGTATTTATGCGCCTATTAGTTTGGATGATTGATACCAAACAATTTGAACAAGCATACCCACTGGCCGAACATGCATTAAAACATAACTGGGTTACGCCTGATGAATACAAACGGCAAACCGCCACACTCATCACCGAAGAGCTAGCCAATACCACACTAACACAGATTAGCAACAAGCAAGTTGTTGATGCGGGTATTTTGCTTAAATTTGCTGAACTCGTCGCTGATAAAGATATGTTTGATCAGGTTCGAGCAAAACTAAATAAAGCCATTGGCTATGCACTAAAAGAAACACAGCCAGATCAGGCGTTAGGTTATTTGAAACGAGCTTTAGAACTTGATGAAAGTTGTGGCGTAAAAACAGCCATCAAAGAATTAGAAAAGGCCTTAAATAAGACCGATGCTTAACCGAGTGAACCCTCACACCTCGGCGGCACAAAAGCAATAAATGCATTCTGCAGGTTAACGCTTTTGTCCACCGCCGATTAACAAAGGTAAATTATGAACGACTTTACGGCTATCGCAAGCGCTAACGAAGCTGACAATATCGAAATTAGTAATATTTCGTTTTTTCCAGCAATTAATATCAGTGATGTTCGAAAAACTCAACGGCTAGACGGTACAGTCACAACTGAGCGACTAAAAGCCGCAATTACCAGTGCAATTATCGCTGTTAATGATGATCTATATAGCTGGCGAATAACAAAGCAAGCAGCTGGCATTACATCAATTAATGATTTAAGTGACCAGCAAATTAATGGCGAATCAAAATACTTACTTTTGTACAAGCACGCCGTTTATTCGTGGGCTAATGCATTATTGAATGAGCAGTACATCAATTTTGATGCAACAGCAAAAGCCAAAGCCAAAGGCGAGATTGAGCCTAACATCGACAGTATTGGCAATTTATATCGCAATGCTCGTTATGCCATTCGTGACATTTTAGGTAAATCACGATCGACCATGGAATTAATTTAATGATTGTTTATGCAATGCAAAATGAAACCGTTGACGCATTGGCGTATCGAGTTTTTGGCAAAACTAAAGGGATTGTTGAAATTATTTACCAACAAAACCCAACACTCTGTGAACTGCCGGCAATGCTCCCTATGGGTACCGCTGTAAATGTGCCCGAAGTGGTGCCAGAGCCTGAAAAAAAACGATTAAATTTATGGGATTAACCGAATGACAGAACCAACTACAACAACCTTCACCGCGGTGATTAGTGCATTTTCAATATCAATGATTTATCCCAATATTGAAAACGGCATTATTTTAGGTGCACTGTGTGGATCAATCTTACTGGTAATTAGTGAAGAACATATCTCGGTTCTTCGTCGTACCATTCTATTTTTTATATCGTTTGCGCTTGGAATATTGTTAGCCGAAATAACACTATATTTACTAATACCACTGTTCCCGTCCAACATTCAAACAAAGGTACCGCTTGGTCTTGGTGCATTAGTGGCATCAGCGGTAAGTGTCAAACTACTTCTTTGGTTAATTAAAAAGTTTGATGACCCATCTGCTTTATTCGACAAATTTAAAGGAGGTAAATCATGATAATTTTTAATGCATTTATTTGCCTGTTGATTGCTATTCGATTATTTACCTTTGATCGTGAAAACTACCAGTATAAAGCCCGATATGGCTGGCTAGCATGGCTAATGATCACATCCAGTGCGGCAGTATTTTTATTCTCATTTTTCGGGTTACTCGAACGTGCGTATTATGCTCAAGTTGTTATGAATACCGCACTGCTTCTCTGTTTTTTAATCAATAAGGGAAACATTGCCGCACTTTGCTATTTTTTTAACAAGACTCAACACAACAAGGTAAAACAATGATAACAACAGAACAATTACAAAATGTTGCCGATAAGCTTGGCATTGAATTAGCCATGGTACAAGCAGTAACCAAAGTTGAAGCTCGTTCATCAGGCATAAAAAACGGCTTACCCGTAATTCTATTTGAGCGGCATGTTTTTTATCGCCAACTTAAAAAATATGGCTTTGACGTAGAAAAATTGTCACACACTTATCCAGATTTAATCAATCCCAAGGCTGGCGGTTACTTGGGTGGTGCTCGTGAAAACTACCGGCTAACTCTGGCCAAACAAATTGATATGGATTCGGCAATTGAAAGTGCTAGCTGGGGCTTATTTCAGATTATGGGGCTCCATTGGCAACTACTTGGCTATGAATCAGCTCAGCAATTTGAACAACATATGACAGAAAGCGAGGCCATGCAGTTAGAGGCATTTTACCGCTTTATTTCTCATAGATCGAATTGCAAGCTATTACAAGCTATGAAAAATAACGATTTTTCAACATTTGCCAAGCTCTACAATGGTCCAACTTACAAAAAAAACAGTTATGACACAAAACTCAAAGAGGCGTACGAAAGCTATGCAAAATCTACTAAAAAATAGATGGTTACCTTGGTTGCTATTACTGCTTTGCTTATCGTTTAGCTATTTACGAGAACAGCTATTAAGTACCAAAAATAAACAATTACAGGCAAGCAATCTACAACTTCAAGACGACAAGCAAGAATTGATCGAAATCATTGATTATAAAAACAAGGAATTGCTTGACCTTAGTGATCAGTATCAAGCAAACGAGCAAAAACTAATAGAACAAAAAAATCAACTGCAAGTAGTTGATACGTTAAATCGTCAATATCAACAACAATTGGAGCAACTTATCAATGAAAATAAACAATTACGCATGTGGTCTGATACTAATTTGCCTGATGTTATTAAACGGCTGTACACACGGCCAGAAATCAAAGGAAGTGAAGATTATCAAAACTGGATGTCCAACCGTAACGCCTTGTTATCTTCCCATGAATAATTTAAAGCAGAACCGCTCATTAATTGACGACAATCAAGCCATCTTAACGGCATGGCATCAATGTGCAGTTCAAATCGAAATGATTTATCAATGCCAACAGGAGCAGCATGAAAAAAATTAATCAACTTCGAAAAGTACTTGAAGACAATAATTTATTTATCAAAAACAATCCCGATAAATTACATATATTTGTGGATGACGGTGACATAACAGCAACGGCTGCCAAATCATTAAGTTTTGAGTATGAGTACAAAGTTAATTTAATCATTACTGACTATGAACAACCCATTGATTATTTGATTGTACCAATAATGAGTTGGATGTATATCAATCAGCAAGAATTTATGGCAAACCCTGAACTAAGAAAAGGTGCCATTAAATTTGAAATTGAGCAATTAAACAATAATACAACCGATGTCAGTATTGAACTGAAATTGACAGAGCGTGTTATTGTAAAAAAAGGAAGCAACGGATTGGAATACAAACACATTACCGACGAACCACCCATAGATATGCGTCCTGATTGGGTTAATGAAATATGGCCGACGAATTAAATAAATTACATGAGTATGCAAACGGCATACTCACTCAACTAAATAACAGTAATCGCACCAAATTAGCACGTGAAATTGCTAAAAAACTACGGGAAAGTAACCGTAAACGTATTACAGCCCAGAAACAACCAAACGGCACCTCTTTTGAACCTAGAAGACCACAGGCGTTTCGAAAAAAAACGGGAAAGATTCGCCGTAAAATGTTTACCAAGCTACGAACAACTAAATATCTACGCATATCAGCAAACAGCAACTGCGCTACCGTAAAATTTATTAATTCGGTATCTCGTATAACACACATTCATCATTACGGATTACGTGCACGAGTAAATAAAAAAGATGATTGGACCATTAAATATCCGTCCAGAAAGTTGCTTGGCTTCAATCAACACGACTATAACATAATTGAGCAAATCACTATCGCCCACTTGGCTAGTAAGTTGTAAAAATCAATTTTACAAGTCGATAAGCTTTATTGTTTACCTATAAATAATAATGATAACGCTATGCAAAATTATCACCCTGCCGACCTAGTCGATATATTACGAAAAATTGAAAACCTGATCCGCCAAGGCGTTGTTTATCAAACCAAAGGCGATCGGGTAAAAGTCCGTTCTGGAAAATTAGTTACTGCTTGGTTGCCATGGTTTACTCATCGTGCTGGCAAAAGCCGATCTTGGTGGCGCCCTTCTATTGGTGAACAAGTATTTATTTTAAGCCCTAACGGTAACCTTGAACTTGGTTGCGTATTACCAAGCCTGTATTGTAATGATAACGCTCCCCCTTCTGATTCTGAGCACGGTTGTTTTGTTGAGTTTCCTGACGGTGCAACTTTTAAATATGAGCCAGCAGATAGTTCTTTGACAATAAACGGCATTAAAACCGCTTTTATTGATGCCGGTGACGAAATAACATTAAATTCTGGAAAAAAAATCACAATGCACGCTGGCACAGAAATTGCGATACATGCTGGTAAAAAAATCACAATGCAGTCAGATGATAAAATGGCAATACATGCGACTAATACAGTTTCTGCTCAATCACAATTTTTCGAATATTCAGCTGATACACGAATTAACTTCATGACAACAACTATTACGTACAGCTCAAATACAATTAATTTGGATGCTCCGCTGGTTAATTGTGCAGATCACGTAATGTTTAGAACATTTAGTGCAACCGGCTCGCCTTCCGGTGCTAGCGGTTCATCAGATAGCACTAGCATCATAACTGGTAATTTGATTCATATTGATGGGATTTTATCGTCGAACGGCGTTGTTCTGGATTCGCACGTTCACACTGATGTTCACGCAGGTGATGAGAATACAGGAGGTCCTAAATGAGTTATATCGGAATGAACAGCCGCAATGGCCGAACCATCACAGATATGGATCACATTAACCAATCCGTTAAAGATATTTTAACCACCCCGATAGGTTCACGCATAGAACGACGCGATTATGGTTCTTTTTTATTTTTGCTGTTAGATAATCCAAATACTGAAGCTACAAGGTTGCGTATCATTTCAGCAACAGTAATGGCACTAAATCAATGGGAGCCACGCATAAAACTGGATGCAGTTGATATTTTTGCCGATAACGAAAAGCTAACCATGCAATTAACCGGATCACGCACAGATAAGCCCAATCAAACCTTTACCAGTGATATAGAGATTGCAACATGGCCACGTTAACTGATTTATCAAAATTACCTGCACCAGATATTATCGAATCACTAAACTTTGAAGCTTTATTTGCTCAACGTAAAGAAAAGTTTATATCGCTATATCCAGCAGAACAGCAAAGCGAAGTCGCTAAAACATTGCAATATGAAAGTGAGCCAATCGTTAAACTACTACAAGAAAGTACTTATTATGAGTTAATTATACGCCAACGTATAAACGAAGCATCGCACGCATTAATGATTGCCCACGCTAAAGGCAATGACTTGGACAATCTGGGGGCTAACTTTCATGTTTATCGTTTAATCATTCAATACGAAGATAACACTGTCACGCCTGCAATCCCTGAAATTAAAGAATCAGATAGTGATTTTAGGCTACGAATTCAAGCGGCATTTGAGGGCTTATCTGTCGCGGGTCCTCGTGCCGCGTATGAATTTTATGCCCGCAGTGCGGATGGTCGAGTACTAGATGCCGCCGCTGAAAGTCCTGCACCTGCTTGCGTAACGCTAGCCATTTTGTCTCGTGAAAATAACGGTATTGCCAGTAATAATCTGATTAGCATTGTTGCTGACGCTGTCAATCAAGATCGGCGCCGCCCCATTGCCGATCGTGTTACTGTGAAATCTGTCACATTGATTGAATATAAAATAAACGCAAAACTTTATTTATATTCAGGTCCTGAATCAGAACCCATCAAAAAAGCGGCAATTGCTAATTTACAAGCATATATAACCGAAAAGCACCGTATTGGGCGCAGAATTAATCGCAGTGCCATTATTTCAGCATTACATGTTGCTGGTGTTCAACGTGTCGAATTACTACAACCTGCACAAGATATATTAATCAATCGAGAACAAGCCAGTTATTGCACAAATTATCAAGTTGAGGTTGCCGGTTATGACGAATAGGACGCTATTACCCCCCTCTGCCACTCAATTTGAGAAAAATTTATCACAAGCTATGATTTGTGATCTACCTATTCATTTACGTTCACTTTGGGATCCAAAAACATGCCCATTTGAGCTATTACCTTATTTAGCTTGGCAATATAGCGTTGATCGTTGGGACGAAAAATGGCCAGAACAAACAAAACGTAAAGTTATTGCTGAGGCATTTGAAATTCACAAACTAAAAGGTACCAAGGAGGCCATTCGCCGTGCAGTTGAACCATTTGGTTATTTGATAAATGTTATCGAATGGTGGCAAAACAACAAAACACCCGGCACATTTGCGATTGAAATTGGCATATCAGATAAGGGTATTACCGATGAATCTTACCAAGAGTTAAGCCGTATCATTGATGATGTTAAACCCGTTTCAAGGCATCTATCAGGTTTATCACTGCAACTCGTAACAAGCGGTAGCACAACAGCAGGAGCCAGTTGTTATGATGGAAACACATTAAACATCTACCCGTATATTACGAAAACCATTACAACATCATCAAAAGGTCTGATTGGCGCAATTATTAACTTAATCGATACAATGAGCATACAACCATGAGTCAAACTTACTACACAATATTAACCAAATTAGGCGCAGAACTATTAGCTAATGCTACCGCATTAGGTGTTCCGCTAAAATTAACCAGCATGGCAGTTGGCGATGGTAATGGTTCAATACCAAAGCCTATCGCTACACAAATCGCACTCGTTAACGAAGTCCGCCGAGCGCCTTTAAATTCTCTATCAGTGGATAAAAACAACCCTAATCAAATTATTGCTGAACAAGTGATACCCGAAAATGAGGGCGGTTGGTTTATTCATGAAATCGGCCTGTATGATGATAACGGCCATTTAATAGCTGTAGGTAACTGCCCATCAACCTATAAACCGAAACTTGCTGAAGGTAGTGGGCGCACTCAAGTTATCAGAATGATTATTGTTGTTGATAATGTTGATTCAGTAGCATTAAAAATAGATCCGTCTGTCGTGTTGGCTACGCGTGAATATATTGATGACCAGATAGGTAACTGCGTTCCAATGTCTCGATCGGTTAACAATAAAAAACTCGATAACGACATCGTCTTGATTGCTGACGATATTAATTCTTTACCAGCCGTTAAAAACGTGAATATTTATGATGTCAGCGTTGACACCCGTTTTAAAAAACGCCCCCTGTTCAATGGCGTTGGTATAGCTGCGTTCAGCGATTTCGATGCCAGCATCGGCGCAAATGGCTATCAAAAATTACCGTCGGGTTTGATTATCCAGTGGTGCTCAGCCCAGACAAACTCGGCAGGTACATTATTGTTAACGTTGCCGATTGAGTTTCCCAACAACTTGTTTAACGTAATTATAACAGAAGCAAACTCTGCAGGATGGGATTTGCGCTCTGCGTACTCATATGGTTATGCGGCGCAGCATTCAACACGTTCAACTATCGCTATCGCATCCCGAGTTATTTTGAACGGTGGAGGTGTTGGCGGAGCTTCTGGGCGATTTTCGGTTATCGCTATCGGCAATTAAACAGGATAAACACTATGACAATTTATTACAATTCAAAAAAAAACGCATTTTACGATTCAGATATTAACGCTGTTCCGTTGGGGTCGATAGAAATCAGTGCTGAGCTACACGCAAAATTATTACAAAATCAAACTAACGGGTTGGTGATAACATCAGACAAAAGAGGACAACCAATAGCTATTGAGCCAATTATTACATCTGATGATAAAAAAGAGCTAAACAGCACTAAAAAACAAAAATTAATCAATGAAGCTAATGAAAAAATAGCTATTTTGCAAGATATTATCGATCTTGATATGCAAGAAGCAAACGAAGAAGAGCAACTTAAACAATGGAAAAAATATCGAATATTGTTAATGCGTGTCGATATTAACCAGTCTGATATCAATTGGCCAGAACAACCACGCAATATTTAAGATATTGGTGTTAGCTGTTCGACTTGTAAAAACAAAATCTACAACCTGAACAACTAACACCATTTTTTTAATGTGCAACTATCTCCGTACATTTATTTTGCAACCTTACATATGTAAACTGCTACGGAGATCTTATGGCCAACGATTACCATCACGGCGTCCGAGTTATCGAAATTAATGAAGGTGCACGAGCAATCAGAACAGTATCAACGGCTGTCATTGGCATTGTGTGTACCAGCGATGATGCGGACGCTAATCATTTTCCACTTAACACACCGATTTTAATTACCAATGTTAACTCTGTAATTGGTAAAGCGGGTTCACAAGGCACACTAAAACCAACGCTTGAAGCCATTGCGGATCAGTGTTCACCCGTTATTGTTGCTGTCCGTGTTGAAACTGGTGCAACAGAAGCCGACACAACGGCAAATATCATTGGTACAACAACAAACGACGGCAAATATACTGGCATGAAAGCCCTGCTTTCAGCACAAACCCAACTTAAAGTTAAGCCACGTATTTTGGCTGTACCGGGTTACGATTCGTTACCAGTTGCAACCGCATTAATATCAATAGCACAAAAATTGCGTGCATTTTGCTACTTATCAGCTTACGGAGCAAAAACCAAAGAAGATGCAGTACTTTACCGCAATCAACTTGGCGCCCGTGAAGCTATGGTAATTTGGCCGAACTTTATTGGGTTTGATACAACACAAAAACAAAACGTCACATTGGCCGCAACAGCTCGGGCTATTGGCTTACGTGCCAAAATCGACCAACAGGTCGGCTGGCATAAAACATTATCAAATGTGGCCATTAATGGTGTGACGGGAATTTCTCATGATGTTTTTTGGGACTTGCAAGAAGAAAGCTCTGATTCCAACTACTTAAACGAAAATGAAGTCACTACACTGATTTGTAATCAAGGTTACCGCTTCTGGGGATCTCGCACTTGCTCAGCAGATAGCTTATTTGCGTTTGAAAACTACACACGCACGGCACAAGTATTAGCAGACACCATTGCCGAAGCTCAATTTGCCTTGGTTGATCTACCAATGCACGCCTCATTAATCAAAGATTTGATCGAATCAATTAACAATAAATTCCGTGAATTAAAATCGAATGGCTACATCATCGACGGTAAAGCATGGTTCGATCCAGAAGCGAACACGCCAGACATTCTAAAAGCTGGAAAGTTATATGTCGATTATGACTACACCCCGGTACCACCATTAGAAAACCTTATGTTACGCCAGCGCATTACTGACAAGTATTTGGTCGATCTGGCTAATTCAGTAGCAGCTAATTAAGCGGAGATCAACTAAATGGCTTTACCTAAAAAACTCAAATACTTTAACGTTTATGTTAACGGTACTTCTTACATCGGTCAGGTTGAATCATTCACGCCGCCAAAGCTAACCCGAAAACTTGAAAATTTCCGCGGTGGTGGTATGCCTGGTTCTGCCCCTATTGACCTTGGCTATGACGATGACGCTTTAGTTGTGGACTGGTCAATTGGCGGCCTTGCATACGAAGTATTAAAACAACACGGCGGATTATTAAATGGTGTGACATTGCGCTTTGCGGGTGCTTATCAAAAAGATGATAGTGAAGACTATACTAAAGTCGAAATTATTATGACAGGTCGCCACAAAGAACAAGATCGCGGTGAACTCAAACAAGGTGAGAGTAATTCAACGAAGATTACCACACACTGCACCTACTATAAAGAAATTATCGACAACGAAGAAAGCGCCGAAATTGATTTTATTAATATGATTGACAAAATTGGTGGCACAGACCGATTAACACAAGCACGCCAAGCAATTGGTATCTAATAAACCGTAAAACATAGCCCGCAAGGGCTATCACAATTATCAATAAAATTATTATGAGGGTAAAAGTTATGCAAAACACACAACAAGTTAAATTAAAATCAGGCTTACAATCAGGTAAAACAACTATTACTGAATTAACAATACGCAAACCTTTAACGGGTGATCTTCGTGGAGTAAAATTGGTCGATTTTATCGAGCTAGATATTGATTCACTAGCAAAAGTACTACCACGCATTGCAACTCCAGCAATTGCTGAACATGAAGTTTTCAATTTAGATTTAATTGACCTTTCCGAAATAACAAAAGTAATTGCTGGTTTTTTGTCAGAGAAATCGAACAATGCAACAACGGGATCCCAAACCGAGTAGAAGATGCTATAGCGGATATTGCTTCAATATTTCATTGGCAACCATCAGCTATGTATGAGTTTACATTATCCGAACTAATGGAATGGCGGGAACAAGCCCGCCTAAGAAGCGGTTCAACTGATGAATGATTTACAATTAAAAATTACGTTAAACGGCATAGATAAAACAAGCCGACCGCTTCGCAATATAAAAGGCGGTGCAAAAGGACTTGCTCAACAAATTAAAGAAACAAAAGAAAAACTATCACAACTAAATGATCTTCAAAAAAATCTTGATGGTTTTGCCAAATTAAAGCAACAAGTTAAAGATTCACGAAAAGCATTTAATGATGCTCGGGATAAAGTAAAATTACTTTCTGAACAATTTACTAATACATCGTCATCAACAAAAAAAATGAGACGAGAGTTAGAAAAAGCAAAAAAAGAAGCTAATAAATTAAAAGATTCATTTATTTCATTGGCTTCCAAACAAAGGCGGCAATATACCGAATTCATAAGGGCAGGAATTAGTACTAAAAATATAGTAAATCATCAAGAAACCTTAAAAACAAAAATTTTAGAAACGACACAAGCACTTGCACAACAAAATGCAAAATTGAGTCAACGCAACGCTCATTTACAAAAGTTGAATAATATCCGTGCAAAATACGATACCGGCATGCAACGCATGGCGGTGCTCGGTGGAGTCGGCTATGGTGCCCTATCGACTGGGAAAACAGTAGCCAGAGGTATGAAAAACTTGCTATATACTGGTTACGAATTTGATGCCAGCATGAGCGCAACGCAAGCGGTAACCAGAATTGACGATAAAAACGATCCTCGTATGTTAGCACTACGAAAACAAGCACGAGAATTGCCATTAGTCTCTAAATTTACTGATAGCGAGGTAGCTCAAGGACAATATTTTTTAGGCAGAACGGGATATAATCCAGATCAAATATTAAAAGCAATGCCTCATGTGTTGAACCTTGCCGCCGCTGGTGATCTTGATTTAGCAACTACCGCCGATATATCTTCAAACATACAAAAAGCAATGCGCATTCCAGCAGAAGAAATGGGGAAAGTATCTGATGTCTTAACTGCCGCATTCACACGCAATAATGTTGACATTCGAATGTTGGGGGAATCCCTTAAGTATACTGCTGGTATTTCTCAGCAATACGGTCAAAGTTTGGAAACACTAACTACCGCTACTGCGCTACTAGGTAACGCTGGTATTCAAGGTAGCCAAGCAGGTACATCTCTTCGACAAGTTCTAATTAGAATTGGTAATAGTAACACGGTTAAAAAACTGGGAATAAAAACTGCAGATAAAAACGGCAACATGAGAGATCTTGGAGATATATTTGAAGAAATACAAAAAGCCACATCTCACATGGGCAACGTGCAACGAGCGGCGATATATAAAGATATTGCAGGACAAATCGGAGTTACTGGATTTAACGAATTAATGGCAACCGTTGAAACAGGGGAATTCCAAGCCATGCGTCGAGAATTATATAATTCAAAAGGCGAAGCCGCAAAAGTAGCAAAAATAAAACTCGACAACTTAGCCGGTGATATGACAATGCTACATGCTGCATTTGAAAACATCAGCGTTGAACTATTCGAAAAAAATAATGACTGGCTACGTAAAGCTGTTCAAGGTTTAACTAATTTATTACATGGTTTTGGTGAGTTTCTCAAAAAACATCCAGCGGTAAGTAAAGCATTGGTTGTTATTGGTGCGGGGCTAGCAACAATTACTACTGCATTTGGTGCATTTGCAATAATGCTAATGAGTGTTTTTGGTCCAATGTTAATGACCCGATTTATATTATCAAGAATTGGTTTATCATTTGGTGGTTTATCTATAAAAACGAATGTTGCAAAAAAAGGGTTTTCGTCGTTTAGCAAAACATTATTATCATTTATTGTGCCAGGTAAAAAAACTGGCTCAATATTAAAATCAATCGGTAAATCAATACTAGCTATTGGTAAATCACCTAAAAAACTTCTACTTGGAGGAATTGGATTTACCGGATTACCATTTAAAAGAATAAGCTCATTATTTGGCAAATCAACATTAATTCCCCGTATATTACAATTTTTTGGTTTTGCACTCAGAGGAGTTAGCTTTGTTCTTGGCCCAATCGGTTGGATTATTACTGCAGCTAGTTTGCTTTATAAATACTGGCAACCCGTTAGCGCCTTTTTTATTGGTTTTTGGGAAGGATTAAAAGAATCATTATCGCCCGTAGCTGAAGAATTTTCATATCTTGAACCGTTTGTTACAACAATCGGTGATGGATTTAAATGGCTTGGAGAAAAAATAAGTAGCTTAATAAATTGGTTTTGTGAACTGTTTGAACCAGTAAAGTTAACAAAAGAAGAATTCAAAAACGCAAAAGAATCAGGCAAATCTTTTGGGAGAAGTGTCGGCGAGGCAATTCGATGGCCTTTAAGTATGTTAAACAAACTATACTTAAAATTTAAAGAATTTAATGACTTTTTAGACGCAACATTTCAAAAAATTGAAGGAATACTTTCTGGAGAAGGAATCATCTTTGATAAATTTACAAAAATAGGATCTTATATTTCTGATGGAATCATCACAGGAATCATCAATAAACAAGATGAAACAAAGAAAGCAGTATCAAATCTTGGTACAAATATTAGCAACTGGTTTAAAAGCACTTTAGATATTCACTCACCATCCAGAGTTTTTGCTAAATTCGGCGGTTATACAATTGATGGTTATATACATGGCATTGAACATAACCAAAGTGATGCATTCCGCTCAATGTGCCAACTTGGAAAAAACATTGGCAACCGATTTAAAAATACATTAGATATTTACTCACCTTCTCGTTTATTTACAAAATTTGGCGGACACGCGGTTGATGGGTATGTTAACGGTATTGAACGAAATCAAAATGACGCAATACAAAGTGTTGGCCAACTTGCAAACAACATAATAACCACAGGATCACAACTTTCAAGTGGTGTTGTCGTAGATAATCGCCGCCCTATTAGGGGTACCTCAGGTATATCACAATATTACATAACAATAAATGCCGCACCTGGCATGAATGAAAAAGAATTGGCACGTTGTGTAGCTAAAGAGATAGAACGACGTGAACGTAATCAATCAGCACACTACCGTTCAAGTTTAAGGGATATCGATTAATATGATGATGATGTGTTACGGCTTATTTGTTTTTGGTTTAAAAACAATACCCTATCAGACTGTCGAAGAAAATAAAGATTGGCGTTTCCCAGCTAATTCACGGGTAAATCAACGTTCAGCATTACAATTTATTGGTCGTGATAACGAAACAATAATATTGTCTGGCGTATTGTATCCAGAATTAACTGGCGGTCGATTAAGTTTGGCTGTTTTAGAAAGAATGGCCGATCTTGGTTACTCATGGCCATTAATCGAAGGTACAGGTATGCATCTTGGCTTCTTCGTTATGACCAACTTAAAAAAAACAAAAACGGAATTTTTTAAAGATGGGGCACCCCGCAAGATTGAATTCACTATATCACTAACAAAAGCTGACCCGGCAGACCGACTGCCTTTCGCTGATATTATAGGGATGATATGAAACAACCAACCTACACAATCACAATTGATGATAAAAATATTACATCTAATTTTGATAAACGTCTTATCTCGATGCAGATTACTGATAATCGAGGGTTAGATGCTGACACCATATCGATTGAACTAGATGATAGCGACGGCAAACTTGAACTGCCAAAGCGAGGAGTTCAAATTAGCGTATCACTAGGCTGGATTAATGATAATGTTATATTACAAAACATATTCACTATTGACGAATGCGAGCACTCCGGAACACCAGACGTACTATCAATTCGTGGCAAAAGCGCCAATTTGCGTGACTCACTAAACGAAAAACGTGAAAAAAGCTACTCCGATACAACACTTGGGGCAATAACCGAAGAAATTGCAAAACGGCACGATCTGCTGTTCAGAATAGATAAAAGTATAGAGCATGAACACATTGCTCATATAGACCAGACCAATGAATCGGATGCCTCGTTTTTAACACGCCTATACAACGATTTTAATGCCGCTGTAACATTAAAAAATGGCATGCTGATTATTTTCAAAAAAGGATTGGCAAAAACAGTAAATGGTCAAGGCATCCCGACAACAACAATCACCCGGAAGCTTGGCGATCAGCACCGCTTTGCTATTGCCGATAGAAATGCTTACACTGGCGTAAAAGCTTATTGGATTGACTACCGCCAACAGAAAAAGCAGCAAACCAAAGCAACTCGAAAAACGAAAAACAACCAAACAAGCAAAGATGAAAGTGGCGTGCTAGTCGGCGCCGATGAAAACGTAAAAATATTACGGCACACATACGCATCCAAACAAAGCGCTTACCGAGCGGCTCGTAATGAATGGTACAAATTACAACGCGGCGCATCACAATTTAGCATCAACCTTGCCGAAGGACGCCCTGACATTTACCCAGAAATGCCCGCCTCAGTCGAAGGATTCAAAAAGGAGATCGACTCAACACTATGGACAATAACCCGTTGCACACACAGCTTAGACACAAACAGTGGTTATACCACTTATGTTGAACTCGAAATTAAATTAGAAGATGAAGAAAAACCCAAAGAAGAAAATGAATAATGCTGGATTTAATTAAAAGTTAATATAAAATTAACTAAAAATTAAAGAAGAGGTAAAGTATCGATGAAATGCCCACACTGTAAAGCCAAAACCGTAATCCGAACTAGCCAAGAACTCAGCGAACTAACTCGCAAGCAATATCGACAATGCACAAATGTTTACTGCTGTCACTCATTTACGGTATTGCAATCTGTCTCAGAAACGATAGTGCCCAGCGCTTGCCCTGATCCAGCAGTAAAGATACCTATTTCACCAAAAAACCACTACCAACTACATACAAGATAAAGCTTAAATGGGTTGTATTATAAAATACGACCCAATCAATTTTCTGTAACTAACATAAAAACTAACCGCCATTTTACCGCCACTTAGTAAAGTTGACTGATTTTCATAATGTGATTTTTAAATGTAAACTTTTGATTATATTAATTTAGAATGGTGGCCCCTACTGGACTTGAACCAGTGACCAATCGATTATGAGTCGACTGCTCTGACCAACTGAGCTAAGGGGCCATTTTGATGTGCTACTGAATTAGTAGGTTTGCGATTATAATAGAGTTAAATCGAATTTGCTATAGTTAATTAATAAAATAGGTTGGTTTGATTATTTATTAACCTTCATTTTATTGGATTTTGTGCAAACTTAATTACTGATATTCTTTGTTTAACTAAACTGATACAATAAGTTAAGCTATTTGTTATATTGGATGAGGAAATTTTATGTTTATTAAAAAATCGCTAGTTATTGGTGTTACAATATCAACAACTTTGCTTTTAAGTGCTTGTAGCAACTCTAATCATCAACTTACTTCTGCCGGTAGTCATGTTCAATTCATCGATACTAAACCTGCTGCTTCTTGTCAATTATTGGGTAAAGCCGAAGGACGCCGTAGTAGCTTCTTTTCTGGTCTTAAAACACATAGTGAACTTATTCGCGATGCAGCAACAGAACTAATGAATAATGCAGCTGCTATGGGGGGCAATGTAATTTATAATGCTCAAGATGCGTCTATGAAGTATATTTCAGATATTGCGCCAACAGATGCAATTATGGTTGGTGAGGTTTATCGTTGTAAATGA